ATGCGTCGTTTCAATACCTGTGTGATATACGCTATTAGCGATAGCATAAAGCAAGCTCTTGCGTTTCATAAACTTTCCCTTTGCATCTCTCGGCGCTATACCCTTTCGGATAGTCCACCCGTTAAAGGCCATAAACGGCGGCTTTTTATCTCTGTACTTAAACTTGTTATTCGTTACCTTTTTAAGTTTCCAAGGTTTAGGACTTTTAAGCTTTACCCCCATTTCAGACGCTTTGCTACCTCCTACACCTTTAACCCCTGCGTCCACATACTCCCAGTAATCCGCTAGAGTAAACTCTATAAAGTTACGCTTTACTTTATAGGATAGGTTTTTGGATAGGTTGCTGTCGCCTTTCTTTTTTTTATTTAGATTGACTCTTGCTTGAGTGACTACATTGCTCCCTAGCTTGTCAAATATTTTCTTTAAGTTATCCAAAAGCAGAGGTTTGTTTCTGAGATAGGCATTTCAACATCGAAAGACATATCCCACCCGTCAAGCAAATTCTTATCCGAGTATGTTATCTGTTGCAGCGTCGGACTCTCTGACGCCGTTATATTGTTTTTTGCAAAGTCTCTATACATTTTTACCCATAGCGCATTGAGGCACGTTAGCGTCGAGTTAAAGTTATCCGTCGAGTTATCGTTTAGATAAAATTTGTCGTTTACATTTTCGTTGTTAATCTCTCTTATATCTAGGCATTGTATATTTAGACTAAACGAGATTGTCGCTGTAGAGGTAAAAGTCGCCTCCGTTATATCAATGTTAAAAAGCGGAAATAAGTTTCCTTTGTTGAGGTCTATATCCTCGCCCGTCGTTATGGTTTTAACATACTCGTCCTGCTCTGCAAGAGTTCTTATATATCTTAGTAGTGTGCTGTATGCATTCATTATAATTGTGTTACGTTTGGTTTTCTTAGTTGCGCCTCCATTTTCTGCCTGTCTAATTTGTGAGCTAGGAACGTATGAAACTCGTGTACCTTTGTCGCTAGTACTTTATCAATTTTTAGTATATCGTTATTCGCTAACATTTCAATACTTACATACCAACCCCATTTTTCAAAATAGCTTGAGGCTTGTTTCTCTCCTCCAGAGCTTTCGTAGATTTCTGGATAGCCTCCTTTAATTCTCTCGATAAACTCCAAAAAAAAACCAGAGCGCCGTTTACTATATTCATAGGGCAGCGTCTCATAATCTCGTCGTTTTCTTTATTATGGCTGTAGGGCAGTATCTCATAGTTTCCGAAAGAGTCCTCCTCTGTAATCCTGCGAAAGAGTATAGCTATTATTTTGTGCATATCCTCGAGATTCATTCCTATAGTACTTAGGTCTACATACTCCGCCGTTGTTATCTCGTCTAGGTTTGGGATAAAGCCGTACTCTACTCCGTCAAGCATAAAGCGATTTTCGAATCCTACCTCTTGCTCACAGGCTGCAATTATTTGAGCCATTAAACCCTCATAGTCTTTATGTACTAATTTTTTAACGTCTTGCTTTTTGATTCCTGTAAACAGAGATATAACCCTCTCAATCATTCCTTGCTCTGTTAGAGTATCCTCTCTTGCTCTCAATGCCTCAAACTTGACGTATTGGTCTAGAGTAATATCTGCGATGTTTTCGGGTACTAAAATGCTAATAGTCTCTGTCATATATATAAGACGTAATTTAAGGGGGTTTTGTTTCTTGATAGTCAAATGTTAAAGTTTTGTTAAAATTATATATGTCCTTGTTTATAACTTATAAACATTTGTATATTTGCGTATAACTAAAACAAACTAAAACAAAATATTATGATAGATTCAATTATTAAACTAACAGAAATAACACAATTACGATTAGGGACTAAATTAGCACATTTAGAATTAACTTTAGAAAACAAAGCTAACTCAAACAAAGCAACATTTTCCTTGCAGTCTACAGGCATGAGTTTAAGCTTATGCTCATGCCATTTAGTTGCAGAAATAAAAATGCTAAGTAATTGGCTAGATGAAGATTCTAGCAACGATGATAACCTAAGAGATAACGACGCCGAGATTAGAATATTAGCAAAGAGGTTTATTAAATTACAGAAAGATTTAGACGCTGAAATATCGCTATAAACAACTAAAAACAAGGGGAGCTAATCACTCCCCTTTTTTCTTTACCTTATCTCTACCTTTCCACGATTCGCAAGCAAATGAGAAACTCCGTACCTCAGCGCATCGAGACTATGATTGTACAAATCACAAAATAAATTAGCGCCCTTATCCGAATAGATATAGTTGTTTAATTCCTTTGCCATATTGTTAGATTCTGGGTGTACTACTAGCTCGTAGTCTTGAATCAATGCCACACCTGCCGCGATACTCCCTGCGCCTTTCTTAGCGCCTCTAATATTAAGACCTAGCTTTTGCATCTCTGCGATAGTTCCTGCGCTTGCGCTGTCTCCTATGATTAGATTGCGCCCTGCTCTCTGTCTATTGATTGCGTATATTTCTGAGATGGTTAACTTCGATTTATAAAGCTCCTCTTTTGCATAGATTATTTTGTTCTTTTTATCTATCGCAATTTTTACTAAGGTTGTCGGGTCTGTAAAGCCGTAATCCTGTCCAAAGATAACCTGCAAGCCGTCGGGGTTAAACTCGCCGAATCTCCAATTACTATATACGACGCCCTCCGCTTTTGATAGCCAAGAGCCAAGCACGACATGATTGTATTTGATTGGATTGCTGACTTTCATATCCTCGAAATAGTCTAGTATCTCGTCGGGTACAAATTCCAAACAATCGAGGTAGGAGGTATGTATATAACAGACGTTATCCTTTACGCCATTAAAGCCCTCTTGCACGCCTCTACTCTCGTAGTACTTCATATAGATAAAATGTTCCTTACTCGTAGGGTTTAAGATTAAGACCTTTATATTTCGGTTTGGATTGCTTGCGTCGTTACCTCTAATCGATAGCACTATCTTATCGTAGATTGCCTCGTCTTGCATCTCCTCCGCCTCGTCAAGTATTAACATAGAGAAATCCTTTAATCCCTTTAGGTTTGCACTTTGCACAGCACTACCTGCTTTTAATCCTTTAAAGACTATTTTGCTCTTATTGAATTTTGAGACAATCCTATTTTGTTGCGACTCGAAAGAGTCCTCCAGATTCATGATTTCGATTTTCTCCTCTACCTCTGCAAAGATGGAATCCTTGAGAGAGGCGTTTGTGTACCTTGAATATAAAATTCGATGCCCATACTTCGTACAACTATTTAAAGCGCTTAGAGACGTCGCAAATGACTTCTGAGAGAATCTGCCGCCTGTTATAATAAACGTATCCACGCCGTCGGGTATATCGAACAACGGCGCAAATTTTTCACTGAGCTTTATGTTACTCATTCTCTGGAGTTACGTCAATAGTTGAGGTAAAGGATATAGTCGGAATGTTTACGCTATTGCCCTCCGAGGTTATATCTACGCTTTGCATAGGTTTACCAATTGTATACTCTAGGTAGAGCTTGGCGCTCTGGACGTCTCCTGTCATAGCTGACGCCTCTAAAGTTTGAAAGACAGCTATAAAGTTCTCTTGAGAGGTTGCCTCCGTTATAAGCTGCTTAAATTGATTCTTGCGTCTGTCTATTCCTTTTGTCTTTGTAGACCAACCGACATTGCCTGCTCCTTTTGTCATATTATTAATAGGCACTAACTATTAGTATTAGTCCTATATATAAGACGTAAATATATATACTATTGTTTCTTATATAAAAAAACCCCACCGATTAAGGCAGGGCTAACAAAACTAAACAAAACAAAACTAAACTTTAACGAGTCCGTTTCTGTAGTGGTCTATAACTACGCCCGTTTTTAATGTGATTGTCTTATAAGGTACTATTGAGTAATTTACGAGTATTCTATTTATTAATTTTGTCATGGTTTAAAAGTCTAGGGTTAGTGTTGCTATAAATAAATACAGCTTTATAGTTTTGTAATTGTATTCTTTGGTTTGAGCCATATACTCCCAACCGAACAAAAAGCGGTCATGTGGGAAATGGAATTGTATTTCGAGAGTCCAGTTCATTATATTGGCTTTTTTGCGGCTTTAAAGCCTGCGTTAAATTCGTGCTTAGAATGGTCTCCTATAATAGTAATTAATTTGTCTATTTGATTAGTAGTTAAATCTAGGTCTTTGTCGAATAATCTTTTTAGTGCTGTTTTTAATTCCATAATTTTGTTATTTTAAAAAAGACGAGCAGCCTCCTAGTAACCGCGCAACGACCAAGTTTTATTGTTAGCGGACAACTCCCGTCTTTTGTTTATTGGTTTATGTATCTTAATGTAGTTAGGGTAACCATAGCTTCTTGCTTTGCTCTTGTAAGCATACACACCTCATCTTTATCAAGGCTGTTATCTATACTTGCTTGAATGTCATTAATCACGTGTTCTAAATTGTTTGTTATTTCTTTCATATCTGTTTTGTTAAGGGGGTTTTTACACCCCCGTTGTTTATTTTACTACTTGGTATATTTTTTTTAAATCTCTTGTTATTCTCTCATATAATGCTACCTCTTGTTGTAGGTTAGCTCCTTTGATATACCAAGAGTATTTTTGTATTTCTGTTCCCTCTAAGTCTCTAAATTCTTGTCTTGTAATTGCTTTCATAATATTTGTGTTTAGTTGTTTTGTTTTTGTAAAGATACAAATGTTTATTAGTTATAAACACACTAAATACAAATTTTAACAAAACTTTAACATTTCAATACTATTCGTTTAAAACCTCAAATATTAATTGACAAGTTTCGTACTCCTCGATATGCTCAAAGTAAAGCAGGGCGTCTCTGGAGAGAATCTGCTCGTCCTCGTCGGATAGCGGCTCAAAATTATACTTGTCGTATTCGTTATAAACAAAAGTACATACATACTGAATAGACTCGTCTAGTAAATACTCGACCATAGACCTATAAAATAAATCGTGCGCGTCTGTATAGTTTTGATTTGTAGCCTCCTCAAAAAAATCGTGAGGGTTGTCAAATATTACGGGTATGCTCATTTAAAATAGTTCGTTATATACGCAGTCGTGTACAAAGTCGTAGTCCTCATTTAAGGTATCTATTTGGGCGTCTGTCATTATATCGCCGTCGTAATATGCCGAGACTATAAAAGCGTCGCAAAAGTCGGGATAGTCGTTTGTATCTATCCCGTCAATCTCTATGTTGTTTATTAGGTCGTAATTCATACTCCAGTACTTTGAGCCTCGTCTACGTCTTTAATCTCGTTAGAAGATAACGCGGTTACTATTGCCTCCTGATTGTGTGCAATATCTTTAACAAGGGAGTGAAGATTTGACAGCCTTGTTTCTAGTTCGGATACCCGTTTCCTCAAGACTTGCTTGTTTAATGGTTTGCTTTGTTTCTCTAATCTTGGCGTTTTCTCGCTCATAACTTTGATGCTTTTTAATTGTAGCGCGTTCCATATTTAAGAATGCGCTCATTTGGTTATTAATAAAAAATTGTACTCTCTCTTTTGGTATGCCGTCGAAATACTTATCGAAATCGGGCAGGTTATTTTTAAGCTCTTTTATCTCTGCATGGAGTTTTATATTAACCTTTACTAAACTCTTAATCTTATCCTTTGCCTCGTCCAAAGATATATGCTCCTCGACTATAGACTCTTTGGATTTTGTAGGCTGTAGAATCATGGCAAGGGATTGATAACTTTGTTTAAAAAAATCGCTGTATTTGTAATGTACATCGAAACAATTTAAAGCGTGCAATACTGAGGAGTGATGGTGTCCTGTGCTTTGTCCTATCTCTGCGAATGGTTTACCTGTTAGCTCTCTAGCAAAATGAAAGTATAAGCATCTCGCCATTACATACTCCCTTTGCCTTGTATTCTTATCTATTTTTAAACTGGTTACTTTCTCGACTGCTTTTTTAATCTTTTTTAACATAGTTGTTCTTTAAATTGTTTAAACTCTTCTAGGCTACGGATAACTATATATGTGAATCCTTGAGACTCTAGTAATTCCTGCCAAAGTATTTGGTCTTTGCTTTGCTTTCCTTTGGCGTTTTTAAGCTCAATCATAATGGCAGAGCTATTGTAATAATAAACCATATCGGCGCGCCCTTTAATTAATCCAAGCGCCTTATTTCTGTTGCCGTCTATTTTGTTGGCGGAGTTGTTTAGGTTATAGCAAAGCAAACCTCTCTCTTTGGGGTAGTGATTCCAATGCCATTGGAATATCTGGCTTTGTATTTTAACCTCGCTTAACATCATGCTCAAATATATAATAAAAATCGTCAAGTTTAACGGATAGAAATTTCTGCATTATAGA